CGTGGCCGCGGAAGCTGCCGCCGCCGAGGCCGCTCGCGTCGAAGCCGAGCGCGTCGCGGCCGAGCAAGCCGCCGCGGATCAGGCCGCACGCGAGAGCGCGCCCGCCGCACCCGCGCCGGCCCCCGCCCCGCCCGCCGCGCCGGCGCCGCCCGCACAGCCCGGCGGCGATCAGCAAGCCGGCGAGTGCCGCGAGTACAACGACGCGAACGAATGCACGGCGTGGTACGTGCCGTAACGATCTCGCCGCGGCGCGTGGGGACGCTCGCGGCGGAACCCCGGCACGTGGGGACGTAGCCGGAAACACTGGGGACGCCGCCCCGACTCTCATCGCGAGGGAGTCGGGGCGGCGTTGTGCTACCCTCACGCGCCGGCGCCGTAGGCTACGATGCGAGCATGGCCGACGCTCCCGATACCCTCGCAGCGCTTCGGCGCGACCTTGCCCGCGCGCTCAAGCTCATCGACGAGAAGGCGCCCGAATACAAGCGGGCGAAGCAATACGCCGACGGCACGCGCCCCGAGCTTGCCGGCTCGTCGGTCGCCCGTCGCATCGTCGAGCAGAGCGAGGCCGCGCCGATCTCCTTCGCGCATATCCCCGTCGACGTCATCTCGGACAAGATCGAACTCGCGTCGATCACAGCGCCCGAGGCGCAAGCCGCCGCCGCGCTCGAAGCGTGGATGGACGCGAACGACATCGACGACGAGTCGGCCGATTGGGTACGCAAGGCATGCACCTTCGGCGACTACTACGTCATCATCGACCCGCGCGAAGAAGACGAAGACGGCCGCGCCATCGTCGAGACGGCCGACACGATCGGCTCGTCGCCCCTCTCGACCGTCGTCGTCTACGACAAGAAGACGCAGCGAACGCCCGAGTACGGCGCGCACGTGTGGGACGCCGGGACGTCGATCGCCCCGACGACGCGGGCGATGCTCTACTACGACGACGGATCGGTCAAGCTCATCTCGCGCGTCGGCACGAAGGGCTCGGATGCGTCCGACTACGAACTCGACCTCGCGCCCGACGACGAGCCGGAAGACGCATGGATCTTCCACAACGGCGACCGGATGCTCATCAAGCATCTCGCCGTCGGCGGCAAGCCCTACGGCGTGCCCGTGCATCGCCGCGCGTGGGGCTTCCAAGACGCCATCACGAAGATCTCGGCCAACAACCTAGTCAACGTCGACGCGCAGGGCTTGCCCTCCCGATGGGCGCTTCTCGACCCCGCCGCCGAGATCGACGACGACATCGACGACGACTTCGGATCGGACGGCCCGAGCACGCCGGCCGGCTCGAAGGACGGCATGACCAAGGCGACGAAGACGACGCGCGTTCGCGCCGTGCCGGGTGCGATCTCCCTCCTTCGCGGCGTGAAGCAAGTCGGCACGTTCGACTCGGGAGAGGCCGACCCCTTCCTCAAGAATCTCGATTGGTACGTGCGCGGGATGGCGGTCGCGTGCGGGATCGCGCTCTTCGAGTTCGACATGAACGGCGAGCAACCGTCGGGCGAGAGTCGGCGCCGCGCCGAGGGGCGCGCAAACCGTCAGGCCGCGAAGATCAAGCGTCAGGCGGAAGCCTTCTTCCGCGACATCGCCGACACGGTTCTCGCGCTCGCCGGCATCGTCGGTCGCGTCGCCGTGACCTTCAATCCGAGCGAGACGTCGACCGATAAGGACGGGCTCGAACTCGTCTCGGCGAAGGTCAAGGCCGGCGTCCCGCTTCGCAAGGCGTTGCTCGAAGCCGGCTACGCCGACGAACTCGTGCGCGAGTGGTACCCCGACGGCGCGCCGGCGATCTCCCCCGAGACGCTCACGACGCTCGCGGACGCGCTCGGCAAGCTCGGCAACGCGAAGACGCTCGGCGTCATCACGGACGAAGAGCTTCGCGCGATGCTGCCCGAGATCTTGACGGCCGCGCGCAGCGAAGGGCCGACCGTCGAGCCCGACGCCGACCCGCTGCCCGGCGTGGTCGTCGATCCGGCCTCGCAGATCCTTGCATCGGCGAACGCGCTCGGCGTGCTCATCCGCGCCGGCGTCGATCAGGAAGAGGCCGCGCAGCGCGTCGGCCTCGACGGCCTTTCGTTCCCGAACCTTCCGACGACGATCCGCGTTCCCGAGAGTGAGACGCGCGGCATCGAAGGCGCCGGCCCGGCGGCGCCGTGAGCGCCGAGATCGAGCTTGCCCGACTAGAGCGGCAAGTGCTCGGGGTCGCTCGCGTCTCGCGTTTCATGGACGCCGTCGACGAGCTTCGCCGCATGCTCGCCGCCGAAGATCCCCGACTCCGCGCCCGAGTGCTCGCGCTCGTCGCCCCGGCGATCGGGAAGGATCTCGCCGCCGCGGTCGGCGCCGCGTTCCATCTCGGCGTGTCGGATGCCGTCTCGATGATCGGAGAGGGCGAGCCGAAGGGCGTCCCGGTCAAGCCGCCGAGCGCGCTCGTGACGGCCGCACGCGCCGCCGAGAAGGCGATCGGCGACCGAGAGCTCGAGGGCGCGAAAGCGCGCCGGCGCCGGCGCGGATGCCGCGACGATCCTCTCGCCCGTGCTCGCCGCGGCGAACGGGCTCTCGCGCGACGTGACGACGCTCGTCAACCACGCCGGGAACGCCGGCGCGACGGCCGTCGCGGACGCTGCCGGGCTCGCGACCGTGTGGGTAGCCGAGACGAACGCATGCGTTGAATGCCTCGCGTACTCGGGCCGCGTGGCGAAGCCGGGCAAGACCTTTCCCGGCGGCCTCACGTACGGCGCGAAGAGCTACAATCCCGAGCCGATCGCATACCCGCCGCGGCATCCGCGCTGCCGATGCACGGTCGAGCCGCTTCGGTCGGCCGAGTATGCGACGGCGCTCCGGCGCGAGGCTGACCGCTCGGTGCTTCGCGGCTTCTCGCTCGAATCGGAGTCGATGAAGACCCGCATCGAAGCGGCCGACCGGCTCGTCTCCCGCGGCGTCGATGCGCCGAAGTCGGTCGTCGCCTTCGCCCGTCGCTCGATCAAGGCGGGCGAGTTCCCGACCCGTGGCCGGCCGTGATGCTACGATGCGACGCATGACCCCCGAAGGGAAGAGCTAGTGGGCGGCGCGCCAGTCATCGAGTGGCTTCGCCCCGGCGTCGGCTACGAGCCCGAGGCCGCTCTTTCGATGCGCCGGCTCGAAGCCGCGCTCGGTCGATGGCACGATTGCAACTCGTCGTATCGCGACTACGGCGTGCAAGACGGCATGTATCGTGCGTGGGAAGCGTACGTGGCCGGCCGTGGGCCGAAGCCGGCGCACTCTCGCGCGATCGCCCCGTGGCTCTCGAAGCATTGCATGGGGCTCGCCGACGACTCGGACGACTGGCAGACGCCCGGATACATCGCGCTCGCCGAAGAGCACGGATGGATCAGGACGGCCGCTAGCGACCCGACCGAGCGTCATCACTTCGAGTATCAGCGCACGCGCGATCGCCACTACGGCGAGCCCGTCGTCGATCTCGCCTTGATCGCTCGGCGCGCTGCCGAGCGCCGCCGCCGAGCAGAGGAAAGCTAATGGTCGAGTATCCGGGCGCCGCATGGGCGGGCGTCTCTCCCAACCGATCGGCGCGAGCCGGCACGGTCAAGCTCTTCATCGTTCACCATTGGGCCGGCACGGGCGACGCGATCGCGCAGCGGAATGTGTTCATGGGCGCGAACTCGCGCGACGTGAGCCCCAACTACCAAGTCAACGCCGACGGCTCGGTCTTCGAGATCGTGCCGCCCGACCGCTTCCGCGCATGGACGACGGGCACGATCGACCATCAGGCCGTGACGTGCGAGACGCAGAACATCAGCGGCGCCCCGAATTGGGGGATCTCGGCCGCGTCGCACGAAGCGATCGCGCAGCTTGTCGCGTGGGCCGCGGCCCGCTACGGCTTCCCGATTCAGCGCGGCGCCGTCGTGAGCGGGAACGTCGTCACCCGCCCCGGCGTCGTCGGCCATCGCGAGACGCCCGCCGGCCGCGAGACGAGCACGGCGTGCCCCGGCCCGTCGATGGATCTCGATTACATCGTCGCCCGAGCCGCGCAGATCGCGGCCGGGATACCGCTCAACCCGATCGATCACGCGCGCTTGCGCCGACAGAAAGAGGAAACCATGTACGTACGTGGAGCATCCAACCCCGAGATCTACGCGACCTCGACCGACGCGAACGGCAACCTTCGGGTACGCCTCGCAAAGAAGGCCGAAGCGGCGTACGCCGGCGCCGGCGGGCTCGTCATCTTCGGCGACGACGCGACGCTCACGATGCTCGGCATCGAAGGCCAGTACATGAAGCCGTACTCGCCGACCGTCGACGCAAAGATCGACTTCACGCCCGCGCAGCTTGCCGAGATCGCGAGCCACATCGAGCCCGGCATGACGGCCGACGAAGTGAAGGCCGCGGTCGCCGAGGGCATGCAAGCCGTCGTCGGCGCGATCGGCTTCTCGCCGAAGTCCTGACCCGACCCGCACGACCAACCCCCGAAAGGAAACACCATGCACGGCAAGATGGCCGATTGGATCACGACCGGCGAGCGCGAGCTTCCGGTCTTCGTCACGCCCTTCGCGAAGTCCGCGTCGGGCTCGTCGAAGTCGTCCGACGACGATGATGATGACGACGATGATGACGATGACGACGACGACGACGACGACGATCTCGCCGACATGTCGGACGACGAGCTTCGCGCCGCGCTCAAGGATGCGCGCTCGTCGCTCTCGAAGGCGGGCGGCTCGGTCAAGTCGAAGCGCGACAAGATCAAGCGGCTCTCGCGCGAACTCGAAGAGGCGCGCAAGCCGAAGCCGGCCGGCAAGAAGAAGGCCGACGACGATGACGACGACGGGCCGGATCTCGACACGATCCGCCACGAAGCGAAGACCGAAGGCGAGAAGGCCGGGCTCGCCCGTGCCAAGAAGGCCGAAGCGAAGTCGTCGCTTCTCGCGGCCGGCGTGAACCCCGCCCGCGTCATCCGCGCCGTCGGGCTTCTCGACCTCGAAGACCTCGACCTCGACGACGACGGGCTCGACGGCATCGACGACGCGATCGAAGATCTTCGCAAGGAATGGCCGGAACTCTTCGCGAAGAAGCGGCAGCGCCGCGAGTCCGTCGCCGGCGACAGTGACCGCGACGGCTCGGGCGGCGAGCGCCGCGGATCGTCCCGCAAGACGAAGTCCGCGAGCGAACTCGCGGCCGACAAGCTTCTCGGCCGCGGCCGAGACTAGGTCACCCGCGTCGGCCGGGCTCGCCACGCCGACACGCGAAGCGCTCCATGATCCTCCGCATGGGGCGCTTCGTCGTGCTATCTTCACTCTCAAGAGCGCGATCGCTCCACACTCTCGCGAGTACGGCCTACGGGCGGCATCTTCATCTTTCCGAAAGGATGCCTCTCATGGCACGTAACACGATGGAGGCGTGGCTTCGCGACGAGCAGGGAAGCGACGTCATCCGCCGGATCGAGTATTACTCGGTCGCAGAGTCCAAGTTCCGCTCGGTGCCGATGTCCGGCGCAACCAAGACCGAGCCCCGGATGGCCGACATGTCGGTCGCCGTCGTTCCCAAGGGCAGCGCCTACGGCGAAGACACGGCGAGCAACGACGAAGTCCTTCTCACGGCGATCAAGTTCGGCTCGGCCCTTCGCATCGCCGAAGAGGACATCGACGACCAGATCGCGAACATCATCGAAGCGAAGAAGCTCTCGTGGGCTTCGAGCTTCGGCGTGCTCTTCGACAACGCCGTGCTCGGCACGACCGCCGCGGCGAACGGGACGACCGTCCCCTTCACGTCGATCTACCGCGCGATCGTGTCCGTCGATGCGGCCGTCGGCTACACGGCGAACGCGAACTACAACTCGATCGTCGGCACGACGTGGAACACGGCCGGCGCCGGATACGACGCCCTCTCCGACCTCGCGTCGGACGTGGAGGGCTCGGGCTTCGGTGCGCCGGGCAACGTCTACATCGCGCACCCGGTCTTCCGCGGCATCCTCCGCAAGATGAAGGATGCCGACGGGACGCCGATCTTCACGCCGGCGCCCCGGCAGGGAGACGCCGACACGCTCTTCGGCTACCCGATTCTGTGGTCGCAGGGCGCCGTGACTTCGGCGACCGCGACGGCCACTCAGGCCGCAACGATCGGCGGCGTCGGAGTGAAGGGGACGGCGGGTAACCCGCTGATCTTCTTCGGCAACCCCGACTTCGCTCTCGTCGGCAAGCGCTCGGGCATCGAGTCCGTCGTGATCGACGGTCGCGACGGCCTCTCGGCGCTGACCGATGAGACGCTTCTCAAGGGGCGGCCCCGTCGTGCATTCGCGCTCGGCAACGTCAAGGCGTGGGCCGTGCTGGAAGTCGTCACGGCGTAAGCCGGTCGCGGGGCGGGAAGAGCGATCTCCCGCCCCGCTTCCCCATCGACTCGACACGAAAGGCCGAGAGCATGACCGAAGAGCAGACCCCCAACCCCGGCGACGTCGGCGAGATCGTCACGCCGGAAGAGCACGCCGAAGCGAGCGAGGGCGTCGAGCCCGACGAGCACATCAGCGATCCGGGCGTGCCCGACGACGTCGAAGTCGCCGCGCGATCGGCTGACATGGACACGCCGAGCATGACGCACGAGAAGGTCTTCGTTCTCGGCCCGAACCCGTTCGGCGGCTCGAACCCGTACGCGGCAAAGAGCGGCTTCGACCACGAGCCGAACAAGGCCGCGACTCGTCAGTACGCGATTGACGCCGGCCTATGGCCGACGGGCGATGTCACGCTCAAGAGCACGAAGCGCCATCCCGACGGCGTCTCGTGGATCGTGACATACAAGGTCGACGTCATCCCCGCGAACGACGCGCCCGACGGCTCGCAGAGCCCGAAGGTCGTCGCCGAAGACGGGGACGCCGAAGGCGCAACGAACTACCTCCCGCCGGCCGACGTCGAGCAGCACGACGACGCGACGGGCGACAAGCCGGCCGAGTAAGGCCGCACGACGCGGGGCGGCGATTCTTCGGGGGGTCGCCGCCCCGCACTCTTTCGATCGGAGATCTCATGCCGTGGGCAACCCCTACCGATGTCGACGCGGTCGTCGGCCTGACGGTCGACCTTGCCGCGATCTCGCGTGCGACGTCAACCCTTGAGACGATCACGGGATTGATCGAAGCCGTCGACCGGCCCGACATCACGGATCGCGATCGTCACTTCCTCAAGCTCATGACGTGCTCCCAAGTCGGCTTCATGGCCGCCAACCCCGATCTCTTCTCGCGAGCCGACGTCACGAGCGCGAGTCAGGACGGCGAGAGCGCGAGCTACCGCAATGTCGACTCGCATCTCTTCGCGCCGCTCGCGCGCAAGGCGTACCGTCGCCTCTCGTGGCGCTCGCTTCGCCTTCTCTCGCCGGCCGGCGGCGCCGGCGTCATGCCCGCCGGTCGACGTGACGTCAACTCGGAGAGCTTCGACGACTCCCTCCCGTGGTCGCCGCTATGACCGTCGCCACGACCCGCGGCGCGCTTCTCCGCGGCGAGACGAAGGATGCGCTCGGCGATGAGATCGACGCGCTCGTCGTCGTCCCCACGCCGCCGGCTGACGCGCTCGCCGGCCGGGATCTCGGCAGCTTCCTCGTCTCGATCATCGAGACGAGCCGCCGCGAGTTCGACGAAGCGTCGAACGCATGGCGCACGGTTCGCTACTACGCCGGCCGCTGCCCTCTCTTCGTCCCGGTCAAGGCCGGCGACACGATCCGCGACAATCGCGACGGCACGCTCTACGGCGTCGTCGAAGCCGAGCGCATGGCGCGCGGGCTCGCGGGCCGATCTTCCGTTACTCTGACCATGAAGCGCACGAGCCCGTAAACGGCTCGCTTCGACCGACCGACCGCCATCCGTAAAGGGAGACGACATGCCGAACGATGCACGTATTCGTATCACTCGCGTCGTCGACGACGAAGCTCTCGGTCGGCAGATCGAGCCGAAGATGCAAGCGCTCGGTCAAGCGATGGGCGCTCGGATGCAACGTCTCGTGCCGAAGCGCACGTGGGCGCTTCATGACACGATCACGACCGCGACCGAGCGGCGCGGCGCGACCGTCGTGACCGAAGTCGGCGCCGGCTCGGAAGATGTCGAGTACGCGCTTGACGTCGAGCGCGGCACGTCGAAGATGAGCGCACAGCCCTACATGCGCCCCGCCTTCGCGCAGACGACCGGCGCGGATCTCCGCTACAAGGGGAAGGGCATCGTCACGCACGGCGTCGTCTCCTTCTCGTCGCGGCGTCAGCGCACCCGAGCGAGGGGGAAGTGGTGAGCCCGATCCCTGCCGGCCCGCATCTGCTGACGCGCGCGCTCGTCGGTGTCGCATGGCTCGGGCAGCGCGTGCCCGGCCTTACTGACGCGATGGTCGCGACGAAGCTCCCGCGCGAGATCTCCGATTGGGCCGACGCCGGCTTCGTGCAAGTGACGATCATCCCCGGCGCCGCCGAAGTCGACGTGCCGATCCGCCATGCTATCGCGCAGATCGACGCATGGGGGATCAACCTCAAGACCGACGGCAGCGCATCCGCGAAGCCGGCCGTCGCCAAAGCGACGCGGCTCGCCGAGTTGATCGTGCGCGCCACGGAAGACGACGTGCAAGCGTTCGGTCGACCCGTCACCATGCCGGCGAACTACCTCGCCGCACGAGTGCAAGCGGCCTACCCGATGACCGAGCCGTCGGAGATCCCCGACGACCCGAGCGGCTTCGGCCGCGTGACATTCGACCTCGCGCTCGATTGGGCGCGGATCTAGACCCCCGAGAAAAACCGACGAAAGGATAGGCGCCGTGGGAAAGCATCTCGCACGTGCCACACAGGAGCCCGGCGTCGTCCGCGAGATCGACGACGCCGAACTTCTCGACCTTGCCCGACAGGGCTTGCTCTACTCGTACGAGCACACGGACGCCGCCGCGGCCGTGCTCGACGGGACGGTCAAGACCCCCGGCAAGTGGAAGAGCACCGACCCGGGCGAC